TCGGTCTCCGACCGGTAGGCCTTGTTCGGTCCCTCATCCAGCACCTGATCGATCGCGTCCCCGATATAACCGGGCAGGCTCTTAAGCTTGCGGATTTGCCGCGCCGACATGTGGTCGCGCTCAAAGATGTAGCTGCCGTCGTGGATGTTCTCACCGCACGCGGGGTCGGGGAAAATGTTCCACGGGTCCACCCACACCGCCGCCGGCTGGATGGTGTCCTTGATGATGACCTTAAGGTCCTCGCCGTGGCGTTGCTTCGTCAACGCCATCACGCGTTTGGTGCGCGGCGTCGGACCCTTCAGGACGCCCACGCCAATGCGCGCGGCGTCGAAAATCACCTTGCGGATCTCGCCGCGATACTGACACGACAGCAGCCAGTTATAGATCCTTGTCTCAGCCGCTTTGGCCTTCTCGTCCGCCATCTGAATGTTTTCGACGGCGAGGTCCTTGACCGTCAGCGGGACGTGCCCTGGCGGCGTGGGCGAGGCCGGGGCGAGCGGCGTGCCCGGCGGTGTCAGCGCCTGCCCGGGTTGGCCCGCTGGCGGTGGCGGTGCGCCTGGCGTGGCGCCTGGGGCGGGTTGCCCGCCAGCCTGCAACGCCGCGGCGGCTGCCGCCATGGGGTCGCCACCGGCTGGTGGTGCGCCGGGTGGGGCAGCGGGCGCGCCGGTCTCGCCGGGCTGCGCCGGGCGCGTCAGCGGCACGCCCATGTCGCCGTGGACGACCTGGCTGGTGTCCTCCTTGGCCTTGATCAGGCGCGGCACCGGCATCGCCCGGAACGAGAACGCCTTGTCGTCGGCGGGCAGCAGGATCTCGCCCAGCTTCGCCGCGCCCGCGTCCACATAGCGCGAGGTGAGCCGCAGGAACGCGGTCGATCGGTGGTCTGGGTTCCTGTTCCTGCGCTCCGTCATCAGCGGGCCATCCACGCTCATCGGCTTGGCCCAGCGTCCACCGTCGCCCACCTCGCCACGGTTCGCGTCGTCTATGCCCTCGTAGGCTTCGTCAGCGGCGCGCCACGCGTCCTCGATGCCCGACATCTTGCGCGCCATTTTGGCTTCGTCGCGCTTGGCGCCGATCTCCACGCCGATCGCGGCCAGCGTCGGGCTGTCCTCCTCGCCGCCGAGGTGCGGCGCGATCAGATCCGCGACGGCGCGCGGGAGAGCGTCGAGAACGTCGCTCACTTAGCGCACGCGCCTCGCGCAGAGATAACCCTTGCCGATGAGCGTGCCGGTGCCGCCCAGCGTCGTCTGGCCGACCAGATACAGGGTCAGCGCGGCAGCGGAGTTAGACCGGCACGTCCCGGTCATCAGCACCTGACGCTGGCCAGAGGTGAGAGATGGCGTGGCGAACATGTTCAGCACGCCGACACCGGTCATCAGGTCTTCATCCGAGGGCAACGCATCAGGGCGGGTACTGATCGCGGCGGCGATGGCGTTCGGGCTGACGCCCGCGGCGGGACGGAAATCCACCGTCCCCCAGATCTCCCAGTCACCCGGGGTAAGATCGAGCGAGCAAACCGCGGCCGGGGTGTTGTTAGGCAACGTGACCCCCTCGGCGTTGGCGGACACGAGGTACTCGCCCACATCGCCCACCGCCGCGTCGGAACCGTCCGAGACACCCCAGGTGTTTTGCTTCAGGTTATTGCCGGCATCGACATAATGCCGGGTCGTGGCCAACAGGTCGGATGAATCATCCGGCGCGTCCACGGGATCGGCATTGAGATAGAGCGGCCCGGTCATCGCGCCACCGGACAGCGGCAGCGCGGCTTCGCCGGGGGGCGCGGCGCCCCCGCTATCGCTCATCATCACAAGCGCGGCGCCGTCGCTGTGGTAGCGCGTGAACGGGGCGACCTCAAGCCGGTAGACGGCGTTGACATCCGCCAGCATGCCCGGCGTGGGCGCGGCGATCCGTTCCGCCGTCACATCGATTGGCGTGGTGTGATAGGCGTAGACCGGACCTGACATCAGCGCAGGCCCCCTCGCGGCAACGGTACTTCACCGAGAAGGAAGGACACCAGGATCAGAATGAAGATCACCGCGACGATCGCGATGGCGATAGTGCCGAACGGTTGCGGTAACGGAATCATCTGAATGACCCAGATAATCAGGCCCAGGATCAGGCACAGGACCAGCAGCCAGACCAGCAATGAGATCATCCCAGCATCCCCATGCCCGCGTCATGCGTTTCGAACACCGGCACGCGCGGTCGCGTCTCGGTGGCCGGGTCGCGCGTCACGGCGCCGTAACGACCCGCGTCGGCGGCGTGTGAGGCCCAGTCATGGTGCGGGTGGTCCTGAAAGCGCCTGTTCTTGTCGTCCCACGCCTTGCGGTATTGCCGTAAAGCCTCAATCAGGCGTTCGCATTTCTTTATGTCGAACATGCATCGAGGCAGCATGGCGCGCACCGCGTCGATGCCGTCCTCGATGCCGATGTTGGGCGCCAGGATGAACCGGATGCCGAGACCCGCGGCGGTCTCGCGGCGCGTCTTGCCGGTGCCGAATTCGCGCACCTCGATGTCGTGCGGCGCGATGTGACGGCTGTAAACGTATGGTTTCGCTTGCAGAACCTTGGCGTAATGCGACAGTCCCTCGCCGCTCATCTCGTAATAGTCGATCACGCGGATCTCGCGCTGATATCGTTGCACGAACCAAATGGCCGTGCTGTCGCCGACACCCAGATCCCACCATGTCTCGACGCGAAGGTTCGGCTCGTAAGGGACGTTGCCAATGCGGCCTTCCTTCTCGGCGTCGGACATCTGTCGACCGTAGTAGGCGCCCACCAGGGCGGCGCTGAAGCTGCAATAAAACTCTTGCTGGATCATGTCCTCCGACATGCCGGCGGCGCGCTCCTCATCGATGACATCGGGGCCGATCACCCGGGTGTCATCGACCGTCAGTAGCTGGGCGAACCACGAGGGGTTGCCCTTCGCCATTTCGTAAAGCAGCGCGCCATGGTTGCGACCGCGCGCGGTGTAGATGAACACCGCCCACCCGCCGTTTTCGGCGAGGATCGGTCGGATGTAGTCCCAGGCGGCGGGGTCGGCGACCGAGTATTCGCTGAACACCACGCCGACCGGGTTGGCGCCGATCAGCGCGTTGTAGTTGTCGGAGCCGACGAGTTGCCAGACCGAACCGCATTTCAGTTCGATCTTCATTTCGTCTTTGCGATGATTGATCCGGATCGAGGGCGGGAACGCCTGGTCGATCATCCTGCGGCCCGCGCGATCGATGCCGTCCCACACCGTTTTGCGCGCCTGCGCCTGGGTTGGCAGCATGTGCCAATAGGTGCCCTTGCGCTGGTGCGCGGCGGCGGCGGTCCAGTTGAGAGCGACGGAGTCCTTGCCCGCGCGTCGGTGCCACACGGCGACGGCGCGTTTGCCGCCGCCCTCCAGGTGGTCCCAGAGCGGCATTTGATAGTCGTTGGGTACCCAACCGTTAGGGATCGTTACGTTCGTGGTGACCCGTCCGGATTGCGCGTGATCGCGATGTTGGCCCACATCGCGCAGTCGCGTAGCTGTCGCATCAGGTAGGTCTTGTCTGGACCCTCTGGGATATGGACGCCGATATGCGACGTGAACTCAGCAAAAGCCGCCCGCACATAGGCCATGTGGTCCATTTGGTCGTCTGTCGGCTTCAGGTATTCGAACGTCGAAGCGTGCAGCATGGTCACTCCGTTTTGCTCTTGGAACTAAACTTCACGACCTGTATCGTCACGTCTCCATCACCCGCCGCGTTGGCGTGTTGAACCTTGTCGCCGTAGGTGCCGGGCTTAAGTTTACCCGCGTACCATCTGTAAGCGTCATAAGCGAGACGAGCCTTCGCGGCGTCTTCAATCGTCGTCGCGGAGTGCAAGCTTAAATCAGCATAAGTGTCGCCTTGATCGTCTCTCGCGCGCACATACTGGCTACGAAACGATTCGTTTTCGTTCTTCCATCGTATAACCGTTAGGCGATCGGGAAACGCCTTGTCGGAGCAGATATCGCGCAGGCTTTTGCCCTCGATCAGCAAGCGGCAAATCTCATTCGCCAGTTCCTCGGTGAATTTTGATGGTCGCCCCAAGTTTCACACCGCCTGCACGGTTTCGGGAGGGTCGCCCTCGATCAGGGTGACCTTGTCGGCTTGTTCGTCGCGCCTGACGAGGTCGAGGATCTTGGCGGCGACGAGTTCATCGTCCCAGCCGCCCTGGATGCGCTGTTGCTCGATCAGGTGGGTAATGCGTTGGAGTAGGGTTTGGCTCACTTTTTATTATCCGCCTTGGTGTTGTGCGCGGGTTCGGCGTGTTTGGGTGCGTCGTCCACGAGTTTCAGTTCGGCGACGATATTGGCGGCGATTTGTTCGTCTGTCATGCCGCCGGCTGATCTCGCGTTGCCGAGGATGGTGGCGATTTGTTCGACCTTAGACATGTCAGTACTCCGTTGAGTTGATCAGTCCGGGTGCAACGCGTGGTTTCGCTTTGGGTTTCTTACGTGCTGGCAGCTTGCCGGGCTTATCGGCCTTCGGCATGGGCTTCCCCGTGGTTTTCCCGATCCTGGGTGGTGGCGAGCCGCCCATCATCAGGCGAACTTCTGTGCCGCCGGGCTGCCGCCGTTGCCCGCTGGCGTGGCTCCTTGAGGGCCACCAAACCCGGATGCGAAGGCTGCCTCGGCGCCGCCGCCGCCGGATTGTTCGTCTTGCTGGAGAATGTTCATGGCGATCTTGAGGGCCTCGCCGACGCTGCCCGCGGTCTGGGGTTGGTTGGATGGCGCGCCGCCCGCTGGTCCCATGGCATCGGCGTCATCGGCGGACATGTCCTCGCCGCCGTCCTCGGGTTCGTCGCCGGAGTAGACGAGGTATCCACCGCCCTCGGGGTCGCGGGCGATGGTCAGGATGACGTTGTCCTCCGGGCTCCCGGCGTCATCATCGGGTGGTGGGGCGCCGCCCGCGCTTGGGTCGGTTGCTCCCATGCCCGGTGGCATGCCGCCGCCTGGGGGTCCGCCGGGTGGTGCCGGGGGTAGGGCCATGTGTCAGGCTCCTCTGATGCGTTCAGTCATATTGGCGGTCTGGGCGTATTCGCCGCAGAAGTCGTCTGGCTCGCAGTTGGGCCACGCGGAGACCGGGCCGGGCAGAATGACCGGCGGATGGCGGTGGCATTCACAGGGGTCGGGGTCTCTGTCCATGAAGTATTCGCAGTATTGGCAGCGTCCGATCATTTCACGCTGCTTCCACGTCTTCTGGCTGGTACCACTTCTCGGTGGCGCGTCCGAACAGGCTGTGGAGGAGGCGGACGCGTTCTCCGGCGTCAGCTACCACGGTGCCCGTGAAGGTGGCCAGCGGGCCATCCAGGACGCGGAGGCGGGTGCCGGGGGCGTAGGACGGGAGACGGACAGGCTCGACGGCGAGGCGTGCCATGAGGTCGTCAATGGTGTTTTGGGAAAGCCAGTAGGGCTGACCGGCGGGATCG